GTCGCATCAACTGTATTCGTGATGTTGCAGTAGATTGTTCTTGCGGTGTCTGTATACTGAACAGAAGCTGGAGCTGTCGTTCCGCTTTGTGTCTGCACAACAAGAGTTGTCAATGTTACGTTGTGTACAACAACTGTTGTACCACCATCTAAGATTTCATCTGTTACAGCAGCAACAATTTGTGCTCCAGAGGATGATGTCCCAACTTCATATCCAATATCCCCAGTTCCAATAACAGGAGCTGTGTCACAAAATATTTTAATATCAGTGATGATTGTATTTGCTGGTTGTGTAAACTCACCAATAGTCGGGCTGTCTCCTGCTGTAGTATTTACTGTAACGCCAGTAGCGAAGCCAACGTGCTTAACATATTTATTTGTTACTATGCCTGTTGAAGCAATACTAGCAACATCAGTGTATGCACCAGTTGTAGCATTTTTAGATACGACCTTAAAACCGTTTTCGGAGCGGACTGCTCCTGTAAATGTAGTGTTACCCATGATAATCTCCTGTCTGGGATAAGTCAGCTTTCGCTGTCAGGATTAAAAGTTAAGGGAGAGCTAATGCCCTCCCCCATTATTATTATGCAGCACCCTCTGTGCCGAATATTCCACGCCAGTCAGTTACACCGAAAGAATAACGCTCACGCACTTTGTACCGAACATTACCAGTTTCGAAGTCACCTTCCATGCCCTTTTTCATTGGGCTTCTTTGGAACATCTTTAGTCCGTCAGGAACATCCGTCTGAACAAAGAAAGCATCCGCATCAGAAAGCCTTCGCATGATATGATAGCCTTTAGGTAGATAACCACCTGACTTAATAGCATTTATATCATTGTCTGCTGTTCCAGTTCTTAACTGAGATTCCAATAATCTTTCAGCCACAAAAGTGTAGGCTGTTGGAATAATCAATTGAGTTCCTTGTGCAGCAATCCTTAGTCCACGATCATCTTTCATATCCGAGATCTGGATAAGGATCGACTCAAGTGAAGTTTCAGATAAATCTGCAGCAGTTGCCAAGACATTAGACTGAAGTCCGTTAGTCGTTGGGTGCGAAGCACTTAAAAGTACAACACCGTCACCACCATTAAAACCAGAAGTCTGTGCGTTATTTAAAACATTTGCAGCTTTAATCTCTTTAGTAGAAGACATTGAGCGTGCGAGTGCTTTAGTGTAACGTGATGCGATTGAACCATATTGGCCATCCTCTTCAGCTTCCTCAGTAATTGAGAACGCTAAAGCAACAGTTTCGTGTTGATACCTAGCTGTCCATTGCTGGCTACCAGTATCGTAAGAAACAGAAGCACCTTCGTCTTTAGTCGGTGCAGAACCAAAACCTTGCAACAACACATCTTCTTCAAAAGCTTTACTTGAGCTGTTAGAAGAAAAGACCTGCGAGTATTCTGGTGGATAGCTGTCGTATTCAAGACCGAAAAGAGTATTCAGTCCTGGCTCAAGCATTTTTGCAAATTGTGCTCTATTCATTGCCATTTTTCATACCCTCCTATATACCAGCGACGTTCGTGCCAAGGATATGCTCGTTAATTAGCACCTCCATAACAGCGTTCGTGCCGAATGCATTGTCTGGACTTTCGTACAAGCCAACAATTTTACAGCTAGCAATACTTGCAGCCATTGTTCCACTTATCTCAAATCCAGATTGTCCAGTTACAGTTGAGCCTGCACCAGCAACAACATCAGCACAATTACCAATGTTCGTCTGAGCAGGTGATCCTGCACTTTGAACTTTATATACAATATATGGGTCGTCATATATGTATGCGATTATGTCTGTAGCAACTGTGCCTGTTGGCCAGTATTGACTATAAACATATGAGCCATCTGAGGCAGTATAAGATACTCCAGCAAAGACACCAATGTTATTGGTTTCCCCTGCAGTGTGCGGAGTAAGCAAACCTGTATTGATCAAAACACAAAGATCACCTGTAAAGATGTTCTCTGCAAGACCACTAGCACAAGTGTACTTATTGGCACGAGGAATATTACCACTCATATGACGAACTGGGACAAACCCAAAGGCTGCATCTACATTAGCCATTTATTCGCTCCTTTTCAGCGTAAAGTTTTAATCATCCATAGCAGAGAGATCCCTGCCACGGCTCGAGGTGGACTTCCTTTCTTGAAAGATCGGTTGTCCTGTTTTTCGTCCTAACGCATCTAGGTCGCCTGCAATTGATTCGTTTGCTTCTTGACTTCTATTGTGATAATAGTCCTTCATCTGCCTATGTTTTTCAACAGGCATCTCACAAAGCAACATCCCTTCTATTCCGATTGACCCAGCCCATTGACCGTGATTGATAGTTGGAAACAACTCACCTTTCACAGTATCAGCTTTGCGTGCTTGCCATCCTTCACGCATACGTTTGTATACATTGTCTGGCGTTTCTTTACCCTGAATCGAGGTAGCGATCCATCGTTGAGTGTATCCAGGACGAGGGTCTGGTGCATCCAACAATGACGGTGGTTTCCATGCAGTGTCTGGGCGAGATTGCTCATCACGCATAGAATTTCGAGTTTCGTTTGCTCGCACGTTTCTTTTCTCAGTCATGATTAGCTCCTTTGCTGACGTTTGATTTCAGCCTCGTATTTTTTAAGACTTGCTTCATCTGTTATACCAAGTTCCCTAGCCATCCTGAGTTGATCCTGCGTCATACGCACTCTATTGCCTTTATAAGATGAGCCACCTGTAGTTGGTGCAACTGGTTGTCTACTTTTTACTCTAGCCTTACTTGGGCTTGATCCTGAGTTTAACTCTGGAAACATAGAAAGTAAACGATTATTTAGATTTTCATAATATTCATCAGAATTTTTATCAAAACCTTCAAGATCTAGCTGAACATCAATGGCTCTTGCTGCAGCAGTCTCTCGTTCAAAACCACTAGAATTAAACCATCTGTTCTGTTGCCACCAAGAACTTGCTTTTTCAGGAACTTCTTGGGTTGCAGCTTGTTGAGCTCTGCCGACTGTCGGAGAAACTGCACGTTGATCACGCATTTGCTTTTGCATTTCAGCAACACGCATTGCAGCACGCATGTCAACCATCTGTTCTTGAAAGTTGATTTGAGCTTTTGTATCGCCTTCTTCAACAGCTTTTTCGAGTGCTGCCTTGGTCTGGGCATAGCGTTGATTAAAAGCTTGCTCGCTGTTTTTTACAGAACCTTTCTCGAGTCTTTCGAGCCTTTTAGACAGCTGATCATTTTGCTCTTGCATCGATCGAGCTTGTATTTCAGCTTCACGTCTTTGGTCGACGAGTTTTTTAATTCTTTTCTGGACTTTCTCGCCATACTCAGCTTCCTCCTCGACCTTTTTTTCTTCAGCAACGTCTTTTTTCTCTTCTTTTGCCTCTTTTACAGGGTCGTCTGTTATTTCAATTTGGAAATCTTCAGGATCACCTTTTGCCTTTTTAATCTCTTCTTCGATTTCATTTACTACATCTTCGTTTGCCATGGTTGCGTCCTTCCAAGTTTTACGCTAAGTATGCGGTGATTTCAACTTCTTCTGGAAGAATCGACGTTAATTCATCATCGTTCAATAAAAGAAACCTTACACCATTGATTGTTACCTTCTGACCTGCATATTTGCCATAGGTAACTCTATTTCCAGCTGTGGGAGTATTCATCTTCCAAGCTGTACCAGAGTCCCTGTCTCGAAAAGCCAGATCACCCATAGAAGCAATGCGACCGTGAGCAGTTAAATACTCCTCATTGTCTTTTGAGATAGTCGGCAAATGCAAGCCACCTCTTGTTTTCATTTTTACTTGATTGGGTTGTACGAGAACTTTCCAATTCAGAGGAATTGGTAGTTGTTCAGCTGTAACTTCTGAGTCTGTGGACTCATCTTTGTAAACTGTTGCAGCTGTATTTACTTTAAACGTAGCATGTTGATGAGACATGGTTTAATCATCCTCTTCTAATTTGTTTAATGTTTCGTTGATAATCTCAGAAGCTTGTTGTAGTCCTTCCGCAATACCAACATTTCTACTGTAAGATTGAAAGTCGGAGACCCGACCTTCAACCATTGCTTCAGCTATCTCTAGCCGTTTCTCCTTCAGATTTTTCTTTATCTGATTGAGTAGGTCTGTTACCGTCATTCTTTACACCTCCTGACATAGAAACGCCAGTGACTTTAACTGTAACATCTTTTCTTTCTTCAGACATTAATATTTACCTTTCTTCATCATTGGTTTCTTTTTGGCCATTGGCTTTTTCTTTGCCATTGGCTTTTTCTTCATGCCCATAGGCTTCTTTTTTCCATACATGCTTTTTCCTCCTTTCATTAGTTTGTTAAATCCCGTTCTGTTCATCATCTGTCATGCCTCCTAATGCACCTAAAGGAATGCCCATAGCAGATAAATATTTAAAAAGGTCTCGCATTTTACCAACCTCTTTGCCTTCTTCTCCAGGAATTTGCAAGTTGCTCATTTCAGTATAAGCTTTTGCATCATCAGGCAGTTTACTTGCTAATTTCTCTCCACCTTTAGGAATAACTCTTACAAGGTTTCTTAATGCACCTAGAGCTTCCATTGCTCTATTGCGATGTCGACCATCATGCATAACGAATTGAGTTATCGTATCACCTAATATATTTTTCCCTGGAGTTTCATAACTTAAATATGGAACATCGCCCATAGCTGTTCCTTTTTGAACATCACCAATATACTCCTGAACTGTTTTATTTACTTCATCAGCAACAGCAGGATTCTCCATATCTAGTTGTGCAGCAATTTTGCGGAAGTTGGGTGGGCTTGCTATAGCAAGCTCTGATGTTCTTTCATTAGCTTCCCTTACAGCAGAAAAAAGCTCCATTCTGTCAAACAAACCGAAAGCCTCAGGCATCTCTTTTTCTAGATTTATTAATTTGCTTCCCATCTCTTCGGCAACTTCGTCTGCAGGTCTGCCGAGTTTATCAGCAAGAGAACTAACCCACCTAAAAGCTGTATCACCTAGTTCTGATAATATTTTTGCACCTAATTTACCTTTAGCACTCATTAGTCTGCATCTCCTGCTTTAACTAAATCTTTATAATATTGTGTGTTTTGTATTCCTTTAGATTTTATCCAGTCAACATAAACTTCTTCATCATGAGCAATTGAATCTGGATTTTCTGCTTGAAAAAGCCTTGCTGTAAATTCTTCACTTCCTTCCGTTTGTCCATAGTTATAGCCATCAGCATCACCCATGTGCTTTTTAGCAACTTTTTGGTACTCTGGCGAATCTCCGAGTTCTAAAAGTTCATGCATAGGCAATTCTTCATCGCCTTTTTTTATTACAGCCATTTCTAAAGGAAAATTTCCATTTTCAGACCAGTAAAGATATTGTGCTAATTCTTTTTCGACTAATTTTTCTTTAGAAATACTTTTACCTGTAGCGACTTTATAAAGGTCTTTTACAAAATCTAATTCTTTAGAGATATTTATTAAACCATCATTTTGATTAAATATTTCTTGGTCAAGAACTGTTGGTTCTATTTTTGATGGAACAACATTTTTAACAGCAGGAACAACATCATCAATAACTTTACCAACAGGGATGTTGCTCAAAGCTGTTGCTGCAATAGGTGCTACAGTTATTGCTCCTAATGCTTTTCTCCTTGATAAATCAACAGGTGCTTCTTTGGCCATAGACTTTTTTCCTAAGTTTCTTAAAAAACCTTTTAATGGAGCTGATGCGAGCTTCATTCCAGGAAACATCTCAACCAATGCAATTGTTGCACCTACACCTGCTTCTACTTTTTCTCCACGATCATAAGCTCTTTTTGTTTCTTGTATTGCGAACGGCAATTGCAAAAGAGAAAAGTCTACAAGACCAGCCGACTCTGCGATGCTTGAAGAATCAGCGTCACCTAAAAAATCACGTGCTGTTTTGTAAGCTGAGTATTGATCTGAGCCCAAACCTTGCAAAGCTCCTGCAGCTTTATCAACTGCTTTTTGTCTGAGGGTTGATCCTTTACCCATATTAGGATCTTCTAAAACACCGTATTGATTGCCATACTCTTCACGAGTCATTCCGAACCGTTCTAAAAATTCTTGTTCATCCATTATACTTGACCCCCAGATAATTCACGAGCTAATATTCTTAAAGTTTCTGCGAAGCTTTTGTCTAGTTCTTTTGCAGCTTGTGCGAACTGCTTGGGAGAGATCTCGTCAGATGAAATATTCCTACGTTCTAAAAAACTTTTTGCAGCACGTATTTCAGCTTGTGCTACTTTTTTAATTGCTGCTCTCGCCATTACCAAGCCTTACACGACCAATATCGTGCCTTTGTTTTCGGTCCAGGATTGTCGCAGTTGTGCCTAGATCTAAAATTGCTCCTGCGACCTTTTTGATTCTTTTTAATACGCATGTTTGGATCACCGAATGTTACACGCTTTACTTTATCACCATCCATAACATAGACAACAGATTTCTTTTTGCCATAGCTTGTTTCACCTTTAGCAATCCTGCGAGGCTTACCAATCTTTACTTTTTTGCCTTTGTACTCAGCCATTACTTTTTATGAACCTTTTGCACCTCAAAAGACGCCTTTTTACTCGCACCTTTATGAGCTTTGTATCCTGTTGGTGGATTCTTCATTAGCTTAAAACCTGTGCCTGACTTCATCCAATGAAATCCTTCAGGTGCTTCAACTGCTTTTTTAGCCATGCTAATCTACCACTTTCATGTTTTTGCGTACAAGTTGCTTTCTTGCTTCATCTAAACTTATTTCACCCATTAGCACTCTTCTAGCAGTATCTGGATCAAGTTCTGGAATTCCTGTAGCTCTTGTAAAGTCAGATTTATTCCCTCGTATTGTTGTCTCCGCAGGTATTCTTGTTCCTGTTGGTATATGCATCATATCAACAAAAGACATAAACATTTGACTTTTTGAATCTGGAGGTGCTGATTTAGTAAAATCATATTGACCATCTTTTAGTTCATAAGGAAGTTCTGGAGAGCTTTTAGTGCCAAATTGTTTTTTCAACAAATCAGTGTCTAGCTCTCCTAAAGCACCTATTGCTCTTCCTAAAAGATCTGTTACTATTTTGCCTTTACCCATTACTTTTTCCTCTTAGTTGTCTTTGCTGCAGATTTAAATTGTGCTGCTGTTGGAGCACCTTTAGAGCCAACTTTACGCATCTTTTCACCAGATCCACCTTTTATCCTAGCTTTTTTAAGACGAATATTTTCATAAAGTCCATGTTTTTTACCGTGTGGCATTTAATTCTCCTTCTTAAAATTTAGCCTTGATCTTAAATTCTTGAGTTCGGTAGCTTTATTTCGTCTTCTTGTAGCCAGAGGCACGTATCGCACGACCTTGTCGTTCAGCTTCAGCTTTGGTCTTGTAGACTTTGCCTTTTGTTCCGTATCTGTAGCCACCTTTTACCTTGCGAACAGGCATCAGCCACCTAAGATCTGGTTCATCATGGAGTGGACATCGTCGCCAGAGCCAACTTTCATAATTTTTACTTTAACATCGGAGTCGTGCTCTTCCATCATTTCTTCCTCTTCGTACTCGTCACTTACACCAAACTGCATCTGGTGACAAAGCAATAAAAAGTTTACGAGCTGATCATCAGTCATATCGAGCCCATCCGCATTATGTTCAAAACCCATCTTCTCCATAAAGAGCTCTGCGTTTTCTTCCATATTTTCTACATTTACTTCAGCCATATTATTTTCCTATCATTGTTGGTCTGGGCATTGGTGGCATTGTATCCATAGCAGCATCCATTTGTGGCATTCGAGTTGCTTCGGCATTACGGATTGCAGTTGCTTGAGAGTCTTGAGCTCTTTGGTTAAACTGGTTGTTTTGTTGTATTGCACGCTCTGCGTCTGTCATTCCTGGATTTACATCTATGTTTTCAATAATCATAGTTGAAAAAGATCTTCTTTGATCATCATTTAGTGGCTGACCTGATTTAACCATAGCCATTGCTTCTGCAAGGCTTCCGTCGGGATCTCCCATTAATTGCAAAACACCATTTATTAATTGCATGTCCATTTCGCTCTCTGGGATTGCTGCTCCTGGATCCATTCGAGTTTGACCTTCTAAAAGCATATCCATTTGTTGTCTTTCGTCTGCCACTTTAGTCTCCTTTTTAAAGTTTAAATCTTTCAGTTCCTATTTCTTCTTCGAATGTATTGCTAATATTTAATCCTTCTAAATCAGCAGGATTTATAGCTGTGCCGTCTGGGTAAAAATAAACATTCGTCTCTGGGTCATAGCGGACTTTTACCTCCTCCATTTCAGCAGTCTCACCTTCTAAACCGTATTTTGTAAGATAGCTATTTCTAAAACGATCCCAGATTCCTCCACCACCACCGCCAGAGATATTTGCAAAAGCTCCGAACTTTGGTCTTGTTCCGTATTGATCTCCACTGCCACTCCCTGCACCACCACCATAACCACCATTCGACCTCATGTCACCTTCGGGAGCTGTAATAGTAATATTTGTTCCAGGAATTGTAAAACCACTCTTTTCAAAATTAAGAGCATCAGCAGGTAAATTTAATAAAGCACCACCTAGATCATCATAAGTGCCACCTGAATAAAGATCATCATCTGGTGGAGTGTAGACACCTTTGCCATAATTTGGATCGTCAACAGCTCCACTCACATCTGGTATATTAAAAAAAGCTTCAACAGGCTCATTAAAATAATCTTCTGCTTTTTTTTGAGCAGTGGCAAGGCTATCAGCACCAAGAACTCCAAGACCACTGTTGTCGCCTTTGTAAATTTCTGAGATATCTGAAGCTGCCATGCTTGCTCGTTGAGAAAAAGGCAAAGCATAATATCTTTCTATAGCATCGCTATAAGTTAAATCAGGAAATAATTCTATAGCTTCTTTAGCAACTTGAGTGTCAAGTTTTTGCCTCGTTGCATCTCTTTGTTCTTGTTCTTTATCTTCTTTTCTATTGTAAGCCAACTGATCTTGGTAGGCTTGTTGAGCTTCTTCAGGGTTCAATATGTTCTCTAATCCTGTTTTAAACCCACTGCCAGCCGACTGTCGGGTTCCAACAGAACCAATGTAATTGCCATACCCTCTTAAAGCACTTGCAAAGTCTTTTTTACTTACACCATATTGATCTAAAAGATCTTGATCAAATAAAGATGACCCATCATCAAATCGAACTCTATACTCGTCATCTTTTACACCATATGTATCTAACCCAACATCTTCAATCTTAGCTTGTGTTGCCTGTGCGAGTTGTTGCAATGGCGTTAGTTCTGGTTCATTCGTTGGAGAATATGTAAAGCTATCTTGACGAAATTTTATTTTCTCTTCTTCTGTAGCATTAGGATTAGTGTATGGATTATAGTCTGCAGCTCCAGGAGTTGAAAATGTAGGAGCTTGATTTGCAGGTGTCGTTGGTTGATTAGCTGGAACTAAACCTGCGTATTTACCTTCATCGTCAACATAATATTGCTGACCACCATATCCAGACGCAGAGTCTAAAGTTCGAACTTCCATAATTAACCTCTCATAGCTTCGGTAACATTACTTAAAGCACCCATGTCGCCTTGACCCAATCGTTTTTTGATCTCTTCGACTTTGTTCATTAAGTAATCTGTCATTTGGTCTCCACCTTCAGGCATTGGTGCTTGTTGTTGTTGTTGCGCAACATTGCCGAAAGCTCCAGGATTTATAGGTCTAATAGATGCTAGGATATCATTCACCTTGTAAAATCTCCTTTTGCATTTCTATTGCGTTCTTTTCTCTTTCCATTTGTATTTTAGATGCGTTCTTTTCTCGCTCTAATTGTAGCTCTGATTCCAGCTTCATTACTTTAGCTTGCAGATCTGCTTGAGCTTTTGCTGCGTCTATTTGTAATTTTTGTTGAGCTTCAGCTTGTTTAATTTGGATTGAGGACTGTGCTTTAGCTTGGTCTGCAGCAATTTGAGCTTGCGTACGAGCTTTGAGGGCTTCAGTTTCGAGTTGAGCGAGTTGCTGTGCATATTGTAATGGGTTCTCTTGTTGACCTTGTTGTTGTGCAGTTATTGCTGCAATCTGCTTCATCTGAGGAGCTTGTTGTACAACTTGTGCTGCACGCTGGCTAATTAGATTATCGAGTTCTGGGTCGATGTCTTTTGCTTCATAATTTGTAGACTTGTAATCTGGCACTGGTGGCAGTGGCACGCCAACTCCTGCTTCCATTCTTGCTCTGTACAATAACGCAACATGTTCCGCAATATGAGCAATTAATATAGGTTGCATTGCTTGAGCTCCAGGATTGCCTCCTAAAGACGGATCTTGAATAAACTGCATATGCACTGCGATGTGCGAGTCGTGATCTTGCTCAGGGAAAGCTTTTATAGGCTTGCCATACATAATCGCCATGTTCTCGTCAATCGGATCTAACCTCGGAGCATCTTCAGGTTTTAAAAGTATCTCGTCAATGTTCGGTATGCGGATTGCTTCATACATACGTTTGTAGGCTTCATACATATCGTGCATCTCAGGAGCAGATTGAGCCATCTGTAAAACAGACTGAGCTTGAGCTATCCTTTGGGCAGAGCTAAAAATGTTGGGGTCACTGACGGGTAAGACATCAATGCGATCATTAAAGTCTGCAGCAAAGATTTCAGAGCTGCTTCCTATTAAAGAAAATGTAAATTGCTCAGGCAAGTTTTCAGCATTTAGGGAGGAAATTAGCTTAAACTCTTGACCTTGGGCATAATGCAACCTTTTATGAATAGCTGAAAAAGACTTGCTGCCTTGCTCGATTAAAGCAACAGTCGACCCAACAGGTGCATTCGGATTTACATCCCCAACATTTAAATCAGCAGTGCTAGCAAAACGCTGACCTGCGTCTACAATAAAGCTTAATAAATTAAATAAAGATTGGCTAGGTTCTTTAAATGGCAATGGCATAATAGCCTTGTTAACATCGTCAACCGTTGCATCTAAATCAACAAACTCTCCAGGATTGACTTGTATCTCGCCACCAGAGACTCTGCCTCGCAACTTAAAGCCACCTTGCATATTCGCAAATGCAGC